CTAGCCCAAGTAATTTCGCCACCATTACCAACGGTTGAAGAAGCAGACCTAAACTGTAAACCTCCTTTTTGGCCTAATGTTGTAGTAGTAGTATTAGCTAACTGAACTTCAAGCTCTTTTTCTATATTGTCGATTCCAATACCAAGGCGACCGTCATTATCGAGACGCATCCCTTCGACTAGATCAACAGTTCTAGTGTTACTGCCGTGGTAAAAAAACGCCAATCCAGATTGGTCTGGGTCGGCATCACACTGCACTAGAGCAATAGCGGCAGACTGATCGTCGGAGCTGCTACTAATACGCCCAAATGAAATAGAGCCTCCGTAGGCTCCCTCTGCCGCAGTGCCGTTGTTGCAACCAACATGAATTCCGGTAACACCCGTGTCATAATCTCTCGTGTAGTTTCCTGTGGCCTCGACATACAGTCTCGGACTGCCAGAACCCGTTGTGGTGTTTCCCAAAATTGTCGTGCCGCTGGCTGTCACTCCTCCGGTGACATCAATCCCATCACTTACGGTTGTCAGCTTTGTAGACCCTGCTGACGTTAGCTTTACTGATCCATATTGGTTGTTTACGAAGAAATCGCCACTGTTTACGGTGCCGACATACGCCGCCCTTGTGCCTGCGCTGTCATCCCATGCGATACGCACGTTACCGATATTGCTTGCGCTTGCAGTTAAGTTAGTGTCAACAAGCGTAAAAATATCGCCGCTTGTCCCAAAAACGGACGTTTCTGTATTTGTTATTCTTAATTCTTCAACGCCATTAACCGTAAACGAATGCTCTGCGCTAGCTTCATAAACGCTATCAGTGCCATCAACGCTCATAATAGTGCTGGAGCCTTTGCCCCAGCTAAAGCCGTTATTGATTTCATACCATGCGGTTGGAAACCCAGACGCAACAGTAGAATTGTCCGTAATTAAGACGGAAGCCGCGTTCAGTTGAAGTTGCCCGCTATTTTCTATAGACGAATCATAGCCAGCCCCGCCATTTCCTAAAGTGCCAGTGCTTTCAACCCTCACTGGCAGTGACGGGTCTTCTTGATCCGTTAAATCTATAGCGCCGCTGTATAGATGAAGCTCACCGGCATTAGTGATTCTCATCGCTTCAGCAACAGCACCCGATCCATCTGGCGTTACACCAAATGCTAAGGCAGTAGGATTATCAGCGCTTGCAAACGTGCCCTCTGCTTCTGCGGCTACATACGCAAATGGAGTATCCGTACTTCCTGTTGCGTCATTACTACCAAATTCTAAATAACCAAGTGGGTTTCCAGTTGATACCGTGGAATCTATCCGCGATATTCTAATCGCGCTGTTACTTGACGGGCCGATATTGCCTATTTTTGCAAGGCTAACACCGCCACCAAAAAATGAAGTTTCGCCATCCGAATCAATTCTTATGCGCTGTGTTCCTGCTGTCCAAAAATCAAGCGCGTCTTGAGCGTGTAAATATCTAATTAATCCGCGATAACTTGAATTGCCAGTTGTGCCATCTGCAAATTGAATATCCCCGTTGCTGGTAGTACTGCTATGAATTGTTAATCCTGCGCCGCCACCTCCAGAGCCTATTTGCAAGTCATCTCCGTTGCCGCCACCAAGTGTTTCGGTTTCGCGGCCTATAAGAAGGTTTCCATTACTGGTAACACGCAAACGCTCTGTAGCAGACGTAAAAAAGCCCATTGAATCGTCAGAGTGATCGTATCGGAGCCTTCCCACATCTATATCTGAGGCATCACCAAAGTTAAGCTGGGAGGCTCCAGCATCGCCATTGGCTCTGATTAATATCCTTGGTTGAGTGCCACCGCCTACTGTAAGCAAGTTGTCGGGATCAGTTACGCCAATACCCACATTTTCATTAGTATCAATAGTGATAGCCGTATCGTTAGCGTTATCGTCGATGCCTGTGGAGGTGAAGTTAGTTAGCTTAGACGCTGAAGCATCCCAGGTTAATCCAGAAGTAACGCCATCATTTTCATAAAAAATAACGTCACCACTGGAATTAGTCTGGAACACTTTTAAAGTGTCTGTCCCGTTGGTCCGTTGAAATACATGAACGCCGTGACCAGTAGCCCCACGAGCCCTATAAAAACTACTTCCGCTTCCGACAACAACTTGCAGTTCAGCGTCTGGATTATCAGAGTTGTCTAAAGTTATTGACGGACTCGACGCAGAAATTACTATGTCGCTAGCGAAAGTTGTTTCGCCTGAACCAATTGTCATTACTGTGCTACTAGCGTTATCGTCGATGCCTAATGATGTAAACGCCCCTTGTACAATAAGGTTGTTTTTTTGAGTTAAATTGCCAGCATCTGACCACCTAGCAAACTCAGTAAATGAACCACCGCCATAACCACCTATTAGAATATTGCCATCAGCAGTGTCATTCCTAGAGCCAACGTATGTATTGCCGTTTGTGTTAGTAAGCTGAGTGTACTGATTGGTCCCGTCAGAGTCTTGAATCCGGAGAAGCGGTGTGCCTTCTGAAATAATTATGTCGCCAGAGGTAATGGTTCCTGCGAAAGTCGTATTCTGGCTTGAGTCAATAGTGATAGCCGTAGACGTAGCGTTATCGTCAATACCAGTAGACGCAAAGCTAGTGATAGTGCCGCCTGATATATCATCGCCAGTAAGCGCCCTAGCCTCTGCTTGATTACTAGCGTTGCCAATAAAGACATTGCCATCATTAAGGTTGGGCGTGGCGTTTGTCCTGCCTGCGCCACCGACCTTAATAGAGCCAGCAGACGCATGAGATCGGATAACCGTACCGATATTCTGAAGCAGGGATGACTCACCCGTAGGCGCTGTATCCGTTATCGCTCCCGCCGTAGTGGAAACGTAAACGATGTCGCCAGCGGCAAAACTAGAGGTATCAAGATCGTAAAGTGTGCCAAAGGTGACAACATTAACTGCCGCGTTAAGGTTTGCGTCTGCTTCTGCCAAACCATAAGCAGGCATCTTGCTAGCGTCATCAGCATCAGCCTTTGATACAACAGGAGTATTACCTGATACACCAGAGACATAGACAACATCGCCTTTTGTTAGGGCTTCGCCAGCTTGGGCTTGAAAGATGATCGCACCGGATACCTCAACCTTATCGTCATTCAAATTGATAAAGTTGGTATCTACCTCTGCATTAGTAAGGGGCGAACCTTTAGGACTTGTGCCGTCCGTTTGGGTTGTTTCCCGTGTAACGATAGTAGCCATAGAGATGCGCCCCTACTAAATTAAGATGCAGTTAAAGTGATTACCCAAGTGACCGACATAGTGTCGTCAGCGGCCTTGTTGATTTCTGAGAACACAACGCGGCACAACATGGTGCCACCAGTAGACGCATTAAAGATGCCTGCCTCTGTAACCGCACCAGTAGCGTCACCAGCCTCAAACGATGAGACATAAGTAATCGTATTGCTAGATACGGTTGTGCTGTCTAGCGCCTCTCTCGATCCCAGGATTGACCCCAGGTCTGTGTCGCCGGCCGCCGCAGCAGTTGTGCCAGAGCCTAAGCCCATGTGCGACATGACAGCCTCGCTGGTGCCTTCCATGCGGTCACAAATAAAGTTAAGCCCTGCGGATACCACAAGGTTATTTTCGTGCCGCTCCTCTTTAACGTTGCCATCCTTGTCTTTGACAGTGATGAATACGTCACCTTTTAACTTCAAACTATCTTCCATAATCCACCTCAGAAGGTTCTGGCTACCCCAACATAATCCTCTAGAAAGTAACTAATGTCGCAGTAGTCTTGGTTTACGATGGTTCCAGAATCGGCTACAGAGCCACCATCTGAGGCCACCTTGGTAAATTGTGCGGTTTTGTTCTCAGCAACACCGATCCCATCGCTGGTATTCTTGAAGAAATCGGCAGTCTGGTCATCCCCTACAGCGGCTCCATTGGAGTCATCTGTAGCATTAATTGTATCAGATAGGGTCTTGCCAATCGCGTTGGTCTGCGTGTCTGTAAGCCCTGCGCTGTTCTCTAGGTACTTACTAAAATCGATGACATTACTATCTGTCAGTGCAGCACTGTCTGATAGATTTTTGCCAAGGTCTATAACGTGTACGTCTGTAGACCCTAGCGAATCGCTAAACCCTCTGGAAAACGCTACCGAATGCGCGTCTGTAATAGGCACATTGTCCGAAAACGCTTTACTAAAGGCTCTGGTGATCTCATCCGTAAACGCGGCAGAATCGCTTGGGTTCTTGCCAAACTGTGTGGTTTGATCGTCTGTTATTGCCGCGCTATCTGATGCTGGCTTGCCTACTGACTTTGCGGGACTGTCAGTAACAGATGGCGCGTCTGTCAGCGCCTTACCTATGGCCTTGCTATCAGAGTCAGTGACGCCCAATGCGTCAGAAAAGGTGCGGATGATTAGAAAGTAACCAGTGGCGATTGTATCTACGACAACTCGCAGTGATGTAATACTGGCTTTTGCGCTACGGCTTACGACCTCTGCTATAGGCCTTAGACTCGTGATTGTCCGTTTTATACCGGACATCAGAAGTCCTCGCGAATGACAATATCAACCTTTTCGTAAACAGTTTCGACAATGGCATCTGAGAACGTGGCTTCTATCTCGCCCTCATACTTGCCTGGAGTGATGGTCGCTAGCTGACCCCCATCGAGAGAAAAGTAGAGCAACCCGTTTTCTAAGTTATCTCCAATATCTGACGCGGTCAGTGTGAATAACGTGCTAGCGCTGCCTTTTTTCCGTACTTTGAGTCGCGCTGTGCCACCAGAAAGATCAACGGCCGTGCCGGTTCCCTCCCTGGTTAACGTGATCTTGATTTGCGGCCCTGTATCGCCCTGTACCAGATAAATTGTAGTCACCAGGCAATGGCCTCCAGTTCCTCTTGAGTGGTTGCAGCTTGGATTTGTTGCCGCAATATTCTACCACGCTCATGACATGCATTTACATGATTTGCAAGGGCTTGGCCGATCTGTTTTATCTGCGTGGCCGTGAAGGTTTGAGTGGTGTTATCGGCTAGCGTCCACACCATGCTCAAGCCATCATCAATCAACGCAGCCTGTACCGCTGACTGTATTCGCATCTGGCTATCTTCGTCGCACTGAAAGGTGTGCGTATTCCACTCAAAGGTAGATAGCTCTTGCGCCTTTCTCGCTAGCTTTATGGCTCTCCACTTCTTGCTACGGGCTAGGTCAAGGTCTAATTCCCACTGCTCTGTGGAGTAATTAAATACATGGCCCTCTGATGGCTGTGCTCCCTTTGGTGTTAATACCCCATCGTCTGACACATAGTAAGCATCAGTATCTTCAGGAACATCGCTGGACTCAACAAAAATGCCACGCCCATTATTCTTGTCTATGTCGATCTGAATATTAGCGATAGCGCCCGAGCGAACTCCAATAATCTCGCCCGTTTCCCTATATATAAGTGCAGTTCCTCTACTCATCTTTTCGCCACAAACACCGATAATGTGTATCTATCTAAAGCACGGGTATTGCTACCATCAAAATTAACCTGATTACCCTGTAGCTGAACGGTAGCTGGCGACCCTTTACCAGAAAGATCAATGTGCGCCACAGTAACAACCTGACCGCCAAAACCATAAGCAAACGAATTAGATATTCTCCCTATGTCAGTAACAGAAGATCCTGACCCAAACGTACATTCAGGACGAATGTTGATTGTCGCCGCCGCCGCATCGCCACCACTTCCGTTAGTGCCACCAAAACTAAAAGATCCAATTACTATCATTGCTTGTGGTGCCGCATCTGCATCTGCATCCCAAGAAACACTTACGGACGAACCAATATCTCCCCAATTAGTTGCGCCTATGTTTAATGTGCCACTTAAGGTGTCAGAGTTACCTTCCGGTACTGATACAGCGGCATCTGCAATCTGCAACGTATCAACTGATAGATTACGAATGTAGCTTGACGCAATCTTGGCATCTAGCACTGGCGGTGATGGAGATACGCCAACAGAATAGAAACGTGTCGTAGTTGAGCCACCAGATGTTGTTCCAACTCTTAAATTTGCTCTTACATAGTCAGCGTCAGGATTTATGACCCCTATTCGATAGTCTCTTGTAGCGCTAAACGATGGAGATGTTTGGCTGCCGCTCAAAAATGAACCTAACACGCCATTAGACGCATCAATTTGCACTAGAGCAAAATAACCGCTTGCACCAGCTACATCACCAAACAGGTATTGAGGCTCATCCTCATCTATGGGGAAGTCCGCTACAGTTTGAACGTAGTAGCCTGGGTCGCAGTCAACATAATACTTGCCAACAGTGGCGTCATAGCCAAACACCACAGTGCTGCCAATTGTCCCGTTAGTTGTCCAGCCTTCCGAGCCTAGATTGAAATGGCTGTTATAGGCGTAGTTATTTCCGACTGCTGTTCTGACACCGCCTGATGACAGGATGACATTGTTATCAGAGTCGAGTATCTCAATGCCTGATGCGCGGAACGGGGTGGCATTGCTAGCATCGAAATACATGTAGTTGCTAGTTGTACCAATGTAGAACTTCGCATCCTGGCCCCCAGAGCCATCTGACTCATTTCCTATCCAAAACCCATTCCCGGCGGTGCTGGGTGATGTTTTGCCTTGCCGTATGTGCATTCCGTCTTCATTGGCTAGATTGAAGTACCCGGCAGTTATTTGATTAGCAACAAGCTCACCAATACTGGCGAAACTCATGTAAACACCGGGATCAAATGTCCTCGATGTGCCATCAGGCAGTGTGACACTCGTAGCCGTTGTATAAACCACAAACGGAATAAATGACGTGTTGCCGCCGACTTGCGGAGTGCCAATAGCGAATTTGTTGGCGTTAACTATAAATTGCGACGTGAACGTGCTGGTATCGTCAGGATCATAATCACCGATTAAACCGAAGCCATGCGCTTCTATTTGCGTGGCATCATCCGGGTTGGCGATCATCGCCACGGAATACTGGTTATCTACTATGTCTCCGCTGAGATAATCAACCTCAACGATGCCCGTTGAAAAATCCTCTGATGCGAGTTGCACAGTCGTAGCAGGGTTATCGGATGCGGCTACCCATCCCGCAGTATCTGATGACACACTTTTGTTGCCGCTGGTATCTACTGCTCTTACCCAGTACCAGTAATTAGCAACGCCTGCTGGCCGCGGGTCTGTATAACTCGTTCCAGCCGACCTACCAATGCTGATCGCGTTTGCTTCTGTGGAATTAGTCGCGCGCTTTATTTCCACATACGCTAAGTCTTTATCTACCGGGTTAGTCCAAAAGATATCAACTTTTCGCATTCCACCTTGTGCGGTCACGCTAGTAGGGTTGCCAGGCGCTACTGTGTCGCCTACGGCCGTGAATGCAGCGCTTACAGTGCCAGATCGAACACCCAGTGTATTTACAGCTTTTATTTTTGCGATGTAATCAACGCCAGATGTTAAGCCGTTGATCCTGACTGAGGTTTCTTCGGTTTCCTCATAAAACGTCTGATCGTTAAACGCCAACTCATTGCCAAATACCTGAACCTCATAATATGAAACAAATGCATCGTCACTTGCAGTCCATGACAAATCTACAAATGAGTTAATGCTGCCATCGGGCAAAATCTCTGCCCCAGGTGTGGCTGCGAACGTCCCGGGCGCATCAACATCAAAAGGATCGGGTAGGTCTGTATCTGGATAAGTAGTCTCTTCAGATGCGCTATCGTAAGCGTAAATCGTTGAGTCATATTCGACACACTGCAAATCAACGGTGCCATCATATTTAAGTGTCAGCGATTCGACCTGAAATGGCTTGGCGCTCCATCCTGGGGTGCTATGCGTGATAGACACAACATCACCCACACGCAGATTAATTGCCTCAGATGTGGCCGTGAAAGCGGTCCGAAGAGCATTCCTAGAGCGCAAGCAGAATATACGGGCGAAATCCCGCGCAGCGTAATAGCTAGTTACAGTCTCTAGGTCAACCTCATCTATCAGCACTTCATTGTCATCAGCAGACAAAAATGCCAGCTCTTCACTTGATCCAGCATCGGGCCAAATCGCCTGATCTGGCTCCCATTTGGTAGCTGGGTTGGGGAACTTACAAACGACCCTATTGAACTTGTCTTCTTTGCGCTCTGACTGTATTGATAGGCCGTCCAGTATCTCGTTCTCAGTCAACGTCATGACTGATGATGCAGACTGATCTATGTAGAGAGCATATTTACCATCTTGGTAGGGAAGGAATCCTTTACATCCCAGAAGCATTTTCTCGAGGTTTTGGAATATAGGATCATCGGTATCAATAACTGCGTTGCACTTAAACAACTGTTGACTACTAGGCCCGCCAGAATATTCTGTGACCGTAAAATCCTCTATGTCATCTGCAGCCTGCTCAAATGCAGTGTCGTTTATTTCACTCGATGACAACCCTTTGCCGTATCTTGACTGAGTAAGATAATCCCTTATGCAAAGTGCGGGGTTGTCACTCCAGGCTGTCGTATTTGTTCTAGGATCATAAACTCTTCTGCCCTTCACAACAGCGGTTATATCAGGTATCCCAGAAAATGCATCCTGATTCCATTCCAGACGGACTGCTATGTACGCGATGCCATTTAAAGTGTGGCTGGAACCCCACTTAGAAGTTGCGGAAAGCAATGAGCTTGCTGTTTGACTATTCGTTCCCGTAAAGGTCTGGTACTGAACTAAGCCAAAATATCTATCATCAGAAATCGACCTGTCATCTATCTCAATGTCTGTGATTGATTCGATCTCACCCTCACACAACACGAGGCATATATAGAGGTAATCGTTTTTGTCGCCACCCTCTGTGTGAACGAATACACGGGTGCCACCTACTCGACGCTCGCCATAAATAACCGGAATCGCCTGTACATTAGATTCCTTGTTGACCAGAACGCCTGCCATGGCCTCTGCGGCTTTTTTCGCGGCTTTCTGTGCATCCCGGGCTGCTTTATATGAAAGCCCACCGACAGCAACAGCGATCGCTACTAATACTCCTAATATCATTAGCCGCTCCTACCCCATCTCAAATCTTTAGTCTTGATGTGGGCGTATTCCATTCCAACATCTGACGAGAAAAAAGATTGCTGACTCTTGAGGTTGGTTCTGCGGCATCTGACCTTGTCGAAATCAACCCAGTGGCTGGCGGCAGATATAACTATTTCACTTCTATAGCCTGAGTCAGCGATGTTGAACGCCGTAATCCGACCATCAAAAAATGTAAAGACATCTGAAACAGTGTCGTTGGCGGCTACTAACGCTCTATAGATTAACAGTCGTTCATTGATGAAATTATTCGATAGGAACGCGGCGATATAGCTTCTGTCCGCTCCGGTCAGAGTGATATTCATCTCGTTGACTTTGAGCGCACCCGTCTCCGTTACATCACCAATATCTATAACGTCAGCACTGTTACCATACGTTAAAGATGAATAGGTCAGGTCTGCCCCATAGTCAGTCAGACGAAGCTCTGTAGAAAGCTGGATACGCAATAGTGTCGCCAGGCGAAACTGGTTGTCATTGAGTGCATTCGTCCATGTAGCCGATAACCCACGACTCATGTGATCTCCTCAATAAGATCGACCTCGAACTCATACAATCCATCCACGCCGACAGAGAACTCTTGCACGTCACCATCAAAACGGCATGTCACTGTTTCAAATGCGTCTTGATCTGGATCGGGTAGGTCAATGGTAAACGTTGTAAACGGTCCCTCTTTCGTATTAATGAAGTCATGAATCGGGTCGAATTCAGCGCGGGTCATGGGTGGGAATACGAGAGTGAATTCCCTCCTGCTAGAGTTCAGAGACCGCACTTGCCGCCTGCCGTTAACACTTTCGCTAGTCATGTGATAATGACGTATCCGCGTATCAACAGAACGGAAACCTGGGGAGCTAGGAAAGTCTGCCATTACGTTAATGACCTCCTACCGCGATTATTGATTGCCTTATTAACCATGCTCATAATCATGCCGCGCCGCTTCATAAGTAGCTGATCGAAGCCCTCTGCATCATTAGCCTGGATATTAAAACTAATGTTTACCGGCTGAGAGTCACCGCCTCGTCGCATATCAGTAATTTTCTCATTCGGGTGAACAATCGCCATGCGTCCACCGCGGCCGTCTACACCGCCAGCGCGAGGGCCATCAGGAATAATACCGCCTCCTTCAAACCCAGCTATTGTCTGTCCTGCAATGATTGAGACAGCGGCTACTTGCTGCGCTCTTAAAAGAGCCTCCATTGGCAGGCCGAATATCCCTAGCTGTCCTTTAGCCTGCGCTATCGCTACTTCGTATTGAATGATTGTTTGGGCGATAGCTAAGGCTTGTTGTAACGCAAACAGAGCTTTGTATGCCCCGCTCTGCTGATCCATGTTCCCAATAATAGATTGGGTCATTTGTTGCGCGTTCGACACCAGCAGACTGTTGTTTTGCAGGGTCATCATTTGCGCTTGTCGCTTCTTTTCTTCTGCGGCGACTATGGCATCTAGCTCTCTGTTGGCATTAGCAATGATGTTGTCGGTTAAGGCCTGCCTCGCCTGAAAATCTAATTGCTGTCGTTCTTGCTCTTTCTCAAAGAGCTCTTGCTTCTCCTCATCGGCATCGATAAGCGTCTGAATTTCTGAACTATTCAGGCTGTGTAATTGCTGCAATCTCGCCATTCGAAGATCGAGTTCTGCCTGTTCGCGCGCTTCGCGTTTAGCAATTGTTTCCTCTAACCGTGCTGTGGCATCTTCCGCATTCTTCGCTATGTCTTCATACGGGTTTGCGCCTTCCAAGAGCGCTCTAAGAGCTTGCGCCTCTTCATAATGCTGTCTAGTTAATATCTCAACCTGGCCGGCTAGATTTTGTGAGGCAGTTCTCTGCTCTTCGATCTGTGCCGTTACATTTTCTAACGTCTCGCCCTGCAGCCTTATAGACTGCTCTACGGTCATTGCGCCGCCCATCAAGGCGTTCTGATCTTTTATTAGTTGAGCCAGCGCCTCATCAGACTCTGCCGCCCTTTGCTTAAAGGTCTGTAACTCGTTTGCGGCGTTGTTAAGTCTCGTTCTCTGTATATTTATAAGGAAGTCTCTTGACACATCAGTCAAGATTCCCATCTCTCTAGCAGCCTCAATAGCTTTATCGCCGAAGTTCTCTAGCTCTTTACTGGCCTGCTTTGCATCCCTGAGAAAAACGACACCAATCGCCGCGGCTACAGCGGCAAACGCACCAATGATTGCTCCTTTGGGACCGAAGAGTGAGGCTATCTGCGAACCCTGCTGACCGAAGACGATCATCGCATTGGTTCCCATGCTCAATTGCACAGCGATATCCTGAATCTGGTGGCCTAGCTGACCAGCGCCACCACGCAGGAATCTAAATTGCTGATTTAGAGCGGCAGTTGATTTGGCGGTGTTCCTGACACTACGCTGCACCGAGTTAAATGCGGCTTGCGTATTATCTACGGCGGTTAATTCGCCTACTACCAGTGTTTGCTTTGTTGCCATCCGAGGCCTCTTTGATCTTGCGATTCTTAATGCTTAGATAAGTAAACCAATGGTTGAACTCATCTACCGTCATGCCCAGGATGGTATCGAGGGGCTGACCAAGGTGCTCTGCGAGTTGATACATGAAATACAACTCTGTGGGCTCTCCTTGGTCATTCAGAAGTTTTTTTCGCGTTCCTCTTCGGTTTTGGCGTCAACTTCTAATACAAAGTTAGCGATCCTAGACAAAATCTCCGGGTCAACGTTGGTCTTTAATACATGCTTTTCGCCCACATCAAAGACCTGATCGCCGTTCTCATCCGTTACACCGAAAATCACGGCATAGAGCAGATATTCATCCGTTTCACCTTGCGCTCGCTTTAGCCACTTGTGCTTGTCTTGGAGTGAAAGGTTCTTCGCATATAAAGTGGTCTCCCACTCAGGAACGTCCATCTGTCTCACTTCCCTCGCATTGAAGTGAGAAACGGCGACATCAATCAGCTTGCTCATACGGTGTCTTCTGTCAGAGCGCCATTACCCGTTGCGCTGAACGAGATTTCGACCAATCCATCGAACGAAGATGACTTGCTCACTGAATTGATGATTACGTCTCCGTACCAGTAAGTGTTACCAGACGTGTTGCCCTCTGGATACAGCTTCAGAGTCACACCAGCGCCTTCGGTCAACAGTTCCTGGCCTGTCGTATCACCATCACTCCAGAAGCAATTCACAGACGCAGTCCATGACTTCTGGGTGGCTTTGTTGGTCATCCATGTGTCACCCATCACAGTGTCATTAACGACCTCTGAAGTGGTTTCTAGCGACCAATCGCGTACTTCTGCAACGGCGCTAGTCTGGCTGTCAACGTAAACAGCCCCGTCCTTACCAGTTGATGTAGCCATTTAAATATCCTCTAAACGCAAAAAAAAATTAGCCCTCTGGGCTTCCTTCGGTAGCGGCGTAAATCACCTCAACCTCTATCAATCCCTGACCCAGAGGCTGCTCTGCATCTCCTCCAAAATCAGCCTCAAACGACACAACCTTGGTGTCAAATGCCAAGCCGTTCTGTGTCAAATCCGAATACAAAGCGGTCTCAATTTCTGCCGCAATAGTATCAAGAACCTCATCAAACGTAGAAGTCATTTTGACGTATATCTCAATGACCGCTGTTAAAGTTTTGCGTAACGTTCTAGGGGGCGACATCGTCTCATACTGAGTCTCTTCAGACTTCGTATAAATCGCCAACCCAGGTAGCTTGTTCTCCGCTAACGGGTAAACGCGAGTGTCGTATACGTTGCTTCCTGTTGTAGTCAGACCCGTCAAGTTAGTGACGATCCGCTGTCTAATCTGAGTGCGTAGGTGGCTCATTGCTTCTCCAGCTGCAACTCAGTTATCCCGGTGCCATCGGGCATAGAAACGCGCACAACATACTCAACATCAACGTTATCTACCGGGAACGTAATCTTGTCACCCTCAACAACGTCTTTAACGTCCGCTGTGACGCACGTCAGGCGCGGCTGGACAACAGAGAAAGCCACGCTACCGCCAACATCTTCCAGCGCATGCTCGTTATCGAAGATACCTTTGAACGTTGCTCGACCCCCGGACAGGGGTATATAAGAGACATCGATCCCAAAATCTCTAATCATTACCCGTCTGTCTGCGAGGGTCTCTACACTCATTCTGGTGGCTCTTCCTCAACTGGCTCCTGAACCTTCTTCGGCCGACCACGTCGCTTTACAGGCTCTTCAGCCGATCCTTCTAAGCCCACTGATCGATTCTCTGGCTCAGATTCATCACATGGGACTACTCGACCTATGCCCATTAGCTGGCTAGCCAAGTCCTTGTCCAGTTCCACAACATCACCGGGCTGATGACCGGCTCCCTTGATCACACACCCTTTAACTACTTTGTATTTCATTTTGTCTCCTTAATTGAATCCACTCGCAAATGGGTTCAAGTAAAGAAGGGGGCCGAAGCCCCCGACTTATTTAGCCATCGTTGCCGAAGGCAAAGCTGACTGCATGGCGTACAGCCACGTCCATGCTCTGGAGAGCAACAACGCGGATGGTGCCTGAAGTGCTAGCAGTGTAGGGATCAACGACGATGTCGAGACCACCGAACATGCCAACAAGCAGATCAGAGAAGTTACCAAAGTACAGGTTACCGGCCGTTCCTTGGTTAGAAACGATACCGCGGTAGCCGTTGATGGTGCCGCCTGGCTCAACTACGAACTGAGCAGTGCCAGATGCCTTCTCAGTGGTCTTGAGAGCGCCATACATGGCCGCAGGCATGATGTATGCCAAGTTGCCACTCAGAGCGTTATCTTCGGCTACAGCCGTCTCAAGAGTCACTACCTCTGCGAAGGTTGGGTTTGCAGCAGCAAACGCGGTAACCGTGTTAACACCAGAGGTGTTCAGGATACCTGTGGGCTGACCGCTTGAACCGGAGCCTTCCAGACCAGCCAAGTCAATTGCCAGTGCGATAGCTTGCGCGAGATCGTCACGGACCAAAGCCTCAACGTCCATAGAGCTCTGGATGAGCAACTGACGGGTGATGTCAGTGAACGCACCAAGAGTCTTGGGAGTCATTGAGACCTGACCTACAGTCATCTCGCTCTCAGTAGCCGCACCGCCTTCAGTGGCGATCCAGGCTGCTGATGCAGCGGCAGTCTTCTTCGGGATTTTTACATCGCCAGAGAGTCCACCCAGCATGCGAGCGCCGGCCTGCATAACAGACGAAGCGTTTCGCAGTACGTCGATGAAGTCTCCACCGCGGAAATCGTCGGTGAACAACTCAGCTTCGTCAGCAGAGTTCAGATCACGCTTCCAGTTACGCAGAACTTCTGCGGGGAGCATGATGCCTTGAGCGGCGCGACCATACTGCTCTGCCGCGGCTTCTGAGCAATCAAACTCAAATGCAGCCGCTTCTTGAGCGCGACGATCAGTTGGGTTAGCCAGAGCATTGATGGCGCGAGTCAGAGAGAATCGCTTCACTTCCTGCTGAGTCATACCAACATCTTGGGCTTCGAGAGCGCGCTCGCTTCCGATTACCTCAAGCAGTTCGCCACGGAACTCTTCGATTGACTTACCGTCTGCGATGGCCTTTTGAGCCAAGTCAGAACGGCTGTGACGCGCTCCGAGCTCAACAATCTGAGCGGCGTTGCGCTGTGCGGCTTTCTTGGCATCTGCCTCAACCGCTGCAATATCGACTTCGGACATTTTGTCCTCCTTAAAGTCAGTTCTAATTACGGGTTCTTCAGCAGCCTGATCAGATCGCCCCAGCCCAACAGTCACGTCGGCAGGAATCGATACTAAACTAGCTTCTACTGGACGCCACGATTTCGCGATATAGGTATCACTACTCCGCTTGTCCTTTTCCATCTTCTTGATGGCATATCCAACGCTGATGTTGGCACGAATGCCGTCAACAACGTCATCGAACGCCTCTTTGGCAAGTCCATTCCTTCCGAAACGAACCGTCGCGCGGAGTCTTCGCGCCGAGTCATCGAGGTCTACCGATTCAATCACGCCAATTTGCTTCTCTGGATCATGGTCGAGAAGTAGCGGGGCGCGTCCGCTAGCGAGAAACGAAAGATCAATCGCTTCTTGTGAGTGCTCTAGAACTTCTTTGCCAAAGGACCGCTCAACTGGCTCTTCGGATGAGATCGCGATGCGAGCAGTGCGCTTCTCTTCATCCACAGGAGACATGTCGAGCTCCATGGCGCGATGCTCTACCTTGATTTCTTCTGCGCGGCCTTCAGGCTCGCTGATCTTAGTCAGAGTTGAGAAGCGATGAGCGACCTTGATATCAGTCTCTTCTCCATCTCTGTACAGCGCAATCAGTGCCGCCGGGTCATCTTCTGTTCCGTTGATGGTCACATCGGCACCCGGGACATCAATCTGCCCATCACGCTCAATGCGCTCAATCTTGCCGTTGGCTCTGCCACCAGATGAATCCCATGAGACGAAATCACCAACGCTCAAAGCGTCAGGCTCTGCTCGCTCTTCTTGGGCTTTCTCTTCTTCAGCAGGAACGCCATTAGCCTCGATGTCATCAACGATCTCATTGATGTCTTTCTCATCTTCGTCCATATGTATATCCTCTTGACGCTCATCCGCAGCGTCCATCGACTTAACAATCTTGTTGGCCCATGATTGGCCTGCATCGCCACCCCACAGCGCCCATGCGATTCTGCCGGCGCTAGGATAACCATCTTCCCCAGGTGAGAAGCCTTCGGCCTGCTTGTCTACTTCATGCCGCGCAAAGAACGATTTCATCCTCTTTACGGTATCAAGTGATAGCTCTTTGCCGTTGCTGATATCTCTTGCTCGCGCAACACCAACCTCAGTGCCACCGCGACCATGCTCTTTTCGCCATTCCAGACCACGCCTGGCTTCAGAAACCATCCCTTCCGAGGGCTTTGTATTGATTTCCTTACCCTTGTACTTCGGCATCTTCATCACCTACTACGTCAGGAACGATCCCGACTTGCGTGGCACCATACGGCTCAAGCGCAAACTTAACTCCAAACTGCTCCGCTAACGCCTTGTCGCGTTGAATCTGAGCAAATAACTCTTCCACGTCCTTCCCATATTGAGCAGCAACGTCCTGAATAGACAGGATGCCGTTCTTCATGCCAATAACAGCCGCATTCATTTCCTTTTGTGGGTCCACCCATGACCACGCCTTAGCCCGGAATGATGCCGCATCATAGAATCGATCATATTGCGCCAGCGGGATGCCAAAGCTATTGATCTCCATTGCCGACCCGAGCCAATACGAAAAGATATTCATGACAAAATGGTCTAGGAAGAACTGCTGGATGTTTTTGTAGTAATCCCGCTCTTCGAGTGCGCCTTGTCTGATTGACGAATAGCTCGTTGACTCAAGGTCGTTGCTCAAAGACGTATAGCTAATCCCCAGACCACTTGCTATCCCCTTCAGAACAGCCTTGTGGAATGGGTCGAATTCGTTTGATGGGTACTGCGGGTCAAATGCCGTGAAATCAACGCCGTTGGGTAGCTGATGGAAGGTTCCAGGCTCCGCATCCATGATTGGCACAGCGCCATCCAGATCGTCAGCAACAAACCCGTCACCGGCAGGCGACGTGAAGAATCCCATCTTGCTCGCGCCAATACGCGCATTGATTACTGCAGCCTCCCGCAATGCTCCAAGTTGTTTTAGCCCGGACATGACCGGCGACATCCAAGGCTCTCCGCGAGTCTGCCCAGCCCGTAACGGCATGAACAAATGACACATCTGCTCTGCCGGGATGCGGATATGCTTCGTTGCCTTCGCGGCCGTTGTGTAATCGTAATCACCTGGGTGGTACGTCAGGACGTGATACGCCACCGGCTTCTTAAACTTGTTGAGCTCAATGCCCATACGGATTTCATTCCCGTTGGACAAGCGCTCATTCTTCTGCTCATCGATTTGGTCTGGCTCAATGAACTCTAAAGCAAACGAATCGTGAAAGTCTGAGCCTCGATGCTTGACGATAAACACCTCACCATCACGGCAAAGGCTCTCAATCGCCAGTTTCTGTACGTCTAACCACGATAATTTGCCGTCTACAGTGCAATTTCCGCGTCGGCCCCACTTTTTGAACGCCATTTCAACCGCATCGTTGCCTGATTGGTCTAATCTGCCGTCACCGCCTGTCGCCTTGACCTGAAGCGTGTAGCCGCGATCACCGACAACATTAGACTTAATTAGGTTCAAATATCGCTTTGCATACTCGTTATTTCGGCTCAAATCTCGTGATCTAGAGCGCAAAACCTTGATGACAGGCCGTAATTCGCTGTCTGCGCTACGCTCTGAGTCGAAAAAGTCGTTCAGAAGCCGACCTTTGCTCGCCGCAGCGTATGTTCTCTTCAAAATCTTCGGTTTTTCGACCTTTTTGGACCGACCAAAGTCAAAAATGCCCATTTAGAACCTCACTTTCACGGTTGAGGCTCCAGATCGTCCATTTTTTGCGTCCAGAAGGCGTTTTTCTCGCAAAACCTCAGACTTGTAATAGTCTTTTGCGTCAACAAGCTCCTGAAAGCCCATTTTGGTCAGTGAGCGACCCGCAATTGAGTATGACGATACATCTGAATCTGCTTTGCCTTCTAAAAGAGACTGAATCTTGCTCAACATGATCTCAGCATGAGACCGCGCGTCAGAATGCGAGATATCGAGGTCTGGTTTAACCTCAATTTCCCCTCTTGATAAAACTATTCGCTCAGAGTCAGACGTTCTGACAATCTCTAACTGCCAAAAGTACTCGCCTGGCTCAAAGTCTGCCGAAGCAGAGTTGCTAGCTGTGAATAGAAAATGCGTTGACGGGCTGGCACCGGAGCTTGAGACAGTGAACTCAGTGCTACCGTCTTTCTTCCTGAAAACATAATTGGATGAGTAGGACGCAACCGGATAGTCGGTTACAAGATCGCTACGCTTCCATTGTACAAAGTCTCCGACTACAATCGTCGTAGGGATACCTTCTGGGGCGTTTGCAGCGTCGAAAGCGTTAGCCATATAATCCCTTTATCGCCAAGAGTTCACAAAGCCACTGCCGACACGCGGTACAAACGGCGGCTTCTTCGGTTTGGCTTTAGACTCACTTGAAATATTCTCTCCAACATTATCCTTTATTTTGACTTTGTCTGCCAGAGTATTGACATCGATGTTGAGTATTGCATACGCACCAATTGCATAGACAAAACAGTCCAAAGCTTCGTTACGAGCTCGCACTTTTTGGAAGACTCTTTTCTTAAATCCTCTCGTGAATCGCGTAACGATTTTCTCCGCGGTCAGTTGCCTGAAATACTCATCATCAAGATGGTTATTGAAATGGATATAACCGGCTCCAGGCTCTTCGATCCGCATACGCGCGAAGAGTAAGTCCTTAACAGTGTCTACTCCGATTGGGAATAGTGGGCATCGCGCAACGTTATTTTTCGTCGGCCTACCCGCAATCGGTTTACCTTCGCCTCCAACACCCTTAATAGCGAAGACACGCTTTCCCGCATTCTTCTTGGCATATTGATAAACAGAGTTTGTGAAGTGGCCGCCAGAATCGATGCACGTCGCTCTAATCGCCATTTGCCGTCCGTCGTATGTTTCATAAGTCTTGTTCACCAGTGAGTCGAGTTGCGTCCACAACTGTGGCGTACTTGGGTCACCGTACATCACGCTGTGATCGATAACGTATGATTCTTGGTCCCTTGCCCAGCCTATGATCGACGCCTCAAGACGATTGTCCTGCACGTCTACACCAGCCGTTAAGAAAACCACTTCTTCCGGTACAGCTTCTTGATAATCTTCTCGCCGCTCATATAGTGAGAAATCGTCTACCTGTTCACCCGCGTCCTCCCATGACTCGCCAAGATATGTGTTCGTCCACACCCTAAGCTGCTCCGGGTTCTTCTTCATGGACAAGAAGTCTCGAACGCCATCAGCCAGCGGAGTCCACGGTGAATACAGTCCGTTGATGTAGAAGCCGGCCACGCCTTTGAACTCTGCTTCTGCGAACCATCGCCCGTTACGGATAGACCAACGCCTGTCTGAGTCAGTCCACAGCACTCCGCATGAGCTACAGGCATACGACGCACTGTCAGGATCGCCCTCAGACCACCTCACGTTCTGCCAAATCATTTTTTGCTCATGGTGGCAATGTTTACAGGGAACATAAAAATGTCTCTGATCACTTTCCTCAAACGCTTCTTCAATTCGGCTCGCCCCCTTATTCGTTGGCGTAGAAACCATCACGATTTTTCTATTCCAGAACGTATTGGCTCGTTTCCTGGCTAGCTGGATGGGGTCGCCCTCTGAGCCGGCAGAAGGCGGGTAGCGGTCCACCTCATCGCATAACACAAGACGAATGGGACGAGATGCGAGACCAGCGGGACTGTTTGCACCAACAAGAGTCAATGCACCACCCGGGAACACTTTGTGCAAGGTCGTATTCCCTGAATCTCTGGCCCTGGGGTCTTTTACTTTTTCCCTGAGACAAGGCGTTGACCGAATCAGGCCGTTGGCAACTCGATCCTTAGAGAAGGACTGCGCCATCTCCACGGTTGGCTGAAGAACCAATATCGGGCTAGGATCATTTTCAATGTGATACCCGATAATGTTAAGTATCGCCTCTGACTTGCCCAATTGAGCGCCAGCCATAACGACCACTTCTCTAATCTCAGGATCAGAACATGCATCCATGATGCCGCGCTGATACTCAGCCCTAGAGGTATGCCATCTGCCAGGTTCGCTACTTGTTTGCGAGTCCAGCCGTCTTTTTTGGTCGGCCCACTCGCTTACGCTTAGGCGCGGCGGCGGCTTTAGTGCCTGAATCGGCTTCTTCAGGTGGTTGACTAGGTGCTGCTGTTGTTGGGTCAATTTCTGGCTCATAGTTCGATAGCTCTTCCAACGCTTCGTTGATGAGGTCTTCCAGAATCTTCTGACATGACCCCGCCTCCGGTTCCGCAGACACCACTGGAGCAGCTTTCGTTGGAATAGATAATAGTTTCCCCTTGAGCGCAGACAAGACATCATCCCATGCCTTCACTACGTCTTCAGCAATTACCAGTTCCCCGCGAACTTTTGCCAATTCTAATTCGGCTATTTCTGCTTCGGCATTTACTTTTCTTGTTCTCGCTTCGTCATAAGACGATCCGAGCTTCACTCCACCAGTGCTCATATACGGCCCTCCAGGCGCGATTATACATAACAAGGCCCAGGTATGACCTAACCCTTTAAAGCGCTCTGAGGCTCTCTGCGGTGGCTCCTCGTGCTAGTTCTCTGTAATTCTGTTCCTAGAAAACAAAAGCGCCCGCGGAATACCCATGGGCGATATGCGACAAAGTACCTTTGCATTTTGCAATGGATTTGGATGGCCCTGAGAGGCCACAGGAAGCCCGTCACGGGGCGCTGATATGTGCCTGGGTATTAGGTCGGGGTCAGGAGAACGTCAGCCAGGGGCGCACAGCGGGTTGCCTGGCAGGTGTGAGCGATTCGCGCGGCCGCGGGGTTGGTCACCAAATCCCGGGCAAAAAAAAGCCCCCATGTGGGGGCGGTTGCTTAAACGGTGGGGGGGTCAGCCCATGATGATCAGCGCGAGGATAAATGCTAGCGCGTTAAACGCTACAGCGCCGGCAATAGCAGACCACCATGGCCCGTAGTCATCGGCCGGCTTTACCGTCACCGGGACGCCATGCGGGGCGCTTATGCGGATGGTGACCGGCGCATCATTGGCCGCGGGTTTTGTTGTGTCGGGGTCTCTCATGCTCACCCCCTCGCAATCATTTGAGCGTGGCCCAGTGACCTATCAAACCGACTAGAGCGCGACCCATGGACATCAATGGCGATAGATGCCGCGCTTCGGTTTGCCCCGTCACATAGTCCGCAATCGATGCACTTAACCCCCTTGCTATCAGCTAGGCAAAGAATCTCGCCGGACATGAGAGGCGCTCCCGCGCTCTTAACGCGGAACGTGCGCGCTCCGGTATCCCGGAGTTTTTGCGCTTGCTTCGGGGTATCAGCGCTTGCCATGCAATAGCGGAGCAATCCCTTGTCAAAGTGCGGATGGCGGGCTTGATGAGTGTACCCCGTCCACATTGAAACGCTCTGCAGCACTTCGCGCCAAACGTCCAGGGGGATAGCCGCGGGGTCACCATACGCGCCCAAACGCACCCCGCGCCCAGCCAGCGCATCCGCTATTTTTAGCGTATGGCCGCGGTTCTCCAGATCGGACCAATCAGGATAAGCGCCCCGCTTGAATGCGCGGTAAATGCCTAGAGGCGCCTGCCCAATGTTCACATAACAAGCCCCGCCCAAACTGTGGCGATGTGGGCATGCTCCGCAAATCGAAGAGTCATCCGCGCTTTTGCTCGCGTCAATCGGTGACATGTCCGCGCGGAGTATCCACGTTTGAACCATGTTGCCTTTACCCTTCGGGCCGGTCTTGATGTTGCTACTGGTGAGAGTAGCGATTCCGACGATTGGCGCGCCGTCTAAAACGGACGGGCCGCGGTAGAAAATAAAACCATTAACCTTGCTCATTTAGTAACCCCTCCATTTTGTAAAGCGCGGTGTAGATGCGCGTGAAGTGCTGAACCATTTCCCTCTGAAATTCGGTCAGCGTTTCGGGATTGGATAGCGCCGGGATATCGAAGTCTCCGCACTCGCAATAATCGTCTTCAGATATCAGGCCTTGCTCTATAACAAACGCTTGCCACATTGAATCAATTTCCATATGGGCCGGTAACAGTCTCATGCTAAACACCTCTCTATAGCGCACCCCTCACACAAGCGGGTGTCGGTTTCGTCATCATAAAAGTCGCAATCGAAATCGATTTGCTCACGGCAGCCATCGCACTCGTAAGTAGCACAAAGGGGACAACAGTCCCCCAAGTGATTTAGCTCGCCACAGTTCACGCACTCAGTCGCCATGTTTACGCGCCTCCGCCTCAAGATTTTCTAACGCATCCCAGAAGCTAATAAACGTGGACAATGCGCGCTGTTGCGCCGGAGTCATGTTGGGGCGCTTATCAAACCATGTCTCAAGCGCACAGTGGCACTCGCCATGCTCCGACATATAACGCCCCATCATTTCAACGTAACAGTCCGACAAAAGATTGATTGGGTCGTATCTATCAACTTTCATTTTCGCCCCCCCTGTGATCCATGGCCGCGGCAAAAGCCTCTAATATCAAGCGCGGCATTTCCGCATAGGTGTGGCATGTATCCCAATACACTTGCTCGTAGGTTTCGGGATTCCAGACCCCCACACTGATGCCGATATCAGCCATATATTCCGGCTCAAGATCAGCGCTAGCGTCCTGCGTCACTTTGACTTCACAATTTGGAAAATCGCGACCCCAAGCCGTGCAACCGCCCCCCGTGTACCAGCGCTCAAAACCGCATTGTTCAAGTAGCGCATGCGCGTTTTTCATCTCACAAGTCGTTTCCATTTTCGCACCCCCAAAATTCAATATTCTCTAGGTCATACTGAACAACAGAATGTGCGCCGGTCTTTTCGCAATAGACGAAGGCGGCGCGGAAATAAAGAGTATCCAACCAGTGGGTGTGGTCTTCGTCTTCGCCCCATATGACTGAGTCATACTCACCAGAATGCTCGCGCTCATATTGAAGCCCGTATGATTCGGCCGTCTCAATTTGTGCGAGGTAAACCGCGCGTTTGATGTCTTCGGCGTATATGTTGCCGATGGTGTAATTTTCGTCTCCGGTTTCGCTGGTGTAGTGCAAACCAACAATAAAAGACGAGACCCCGCGCACATCGTTCTCATGATTGCGCTGGAATGTTTCCATCGCGTTTACAGCATCACTGAGCCGGTCGTAAGTGTAGGGGCGCTCATTAACGCGGAGGCGCCATTTCCCATCTTTTTTAACTAATTTAAATTCCACAATCATTCCCCCCCTTTAAACGCCACGCAATTCGACACTATGACCCGAAACGATAACGCGGAGTCGGCGGTCAGCATTGGCAACCATTTTTAAGAAAGCGATGTCTTCGGCTTCAGTAAATGAAATCCCGAAATCATCACCGCCAAAACGTGAGCGGCATTCGTCCCAACAATCGGGATTTTTGTCCGGGTCACAGTTTTTAAAGTAGAAGCAAACTCCAGTGCCGGCCGCATTGTTTCCAGCGCCTATATAAGCGCCTTCGTCTTTTGCCACATAAAAGCCATCATGTCCGTGCGTCTCAATGCATGACACAAGCGCATTCGTTTGGGCTTTGGTTAAGGTAAGTTGGTTTCGCATAATGATTCACTCCAATTAAGCAAGCGACATTGCTTGCATGACGAATCATGCCCCCGAATTGGCTTTTTTGCTAATACCGTTTTGGCATACAAAAATACCGCTTATTCCTTTAGTGACGCGGGTTTGCGCCCCATCACCGCATGCCGGCCGCGCTCCCCTCGTTTTTCGCCAGCGCGCCGCGCCATTGCATTCCGCGATTTTCGCGATTTTCTGCTGATGTTTTGCACTAACCATGGGATAGCCGTGGAATAGCCATGGGATAGCCGTGGGATAGCCTTTGTTTATCGTTTGCTCAGCAATCGCTTAACGAATGCTTAGCGTTCGCTTAACGAATGGTCAGCGTTCGCTTAACGACCGTTTAACGTCCGCTCCGCAATAGCCGTGGGATAGCCGTGGGATAGCCGTGCTGCTTTATGCGATTAACCGTGGAATAGCCGCGGGGCCAGGATCGCCAGGCGAGCTAACCGTGGGATAGCCGTGGAATAGCTATGGGATAGCCGAAACCTGGTGAATGCGTTCACCGATCCAACGCATGACCGGGACAGCCATGGAATTGCCAAGGGCTTTGTATCGAGGCCCGTCATAACACTTATCACCGACAAGCGTGTAGTTATCAGGGAACCCCTGCAGCCTTTCGCACTCAACTGGTGTCAGTCTACGAACACCTTGCGTTTTTGCACAAACAGCAGGAGGGTCGCCCTGACTCAGCATACTAGGGGATACGTTTCTACCAACCGCCCCCATGTCACCCGCGTTGGCGTTCGATTGGAAGCTAAGAACCCATTGCCCGTTGTTCACCCATTGGCTGGACCCCCACTTGCGATCTATGTTCGCATCAATCGTTGGCATGACATCTGCGGCCGACTGCGCGACTAACGTACAGGTCTCATAGTCCTGCCGTTCTGCCTCTTTTACAGTTAAGCAGCGCGCTAGCACTGGGACATAGGCGTCTATTTCTGTTCGCTCGTTTCCTGTGCGACTGTAAGGAGGGCCGTGTGTAAGAGGGGGGGCAGGCTTTTCCCCCGGTTCTCTGCGCGGCGCAGGATTCCCCGACAGGCTTTCGCGCTCAAAAAGTACTTGGACGGCACGTCTCCAATCTCCAAGGTATCCGACAACGAACACACGTCTGCGCCGCTGGGCCACTCCGAAGTACTGAGCGTCAAGCACTCTGTAGGCGAACCCATACCCGAGTTCAGCCAGCGCTCCGAGGAAGGCTCCAAAGTCCCGTCCTCCGTTCGATGACAAGACCCCAGGGACGTTTTCCCAAACCAACCACTTGGGACGCTCACGTTGAGCAAGCCTAAGATATTCGAGCGCCAAGTTTCCACGGTCATCATCCAATCCTGTTCTGAGTCCTGCGATGCTGAAGGACTGACAGGGGGTTCCTCCGACCAGAAGTTCGATTGCTCCATATTCTTTCTCTTTGATTGTTGTGAAGTCGCCATGCAATGGCACGTTGGGATAGTGATGCTCCAAGACCTTTCGGGGGAACTTATCTATCTCAGAAAAGAACGCCGGCTCCCACCCAAGTGAGTGCCAAGCAACTGTTGCTGCTTCTATACCGGAGCAGACCGAACCGTATCGCATCGTAGTACCCGTGGAATAGCCATGGAATAGCCTTTATTTTCTTGACCAAATCTCTATGGATTGGTGCGTGTCATCGCAAAATGGACACTCAAATTCTTGCATCTCAGGACTGCCAGGCACCGTCCCTAAAACGTCTGCCTTGTCTGCCTCAAACCAATCAAGCTCGCACTGCGCCCAGAGCTTTTTGACTAGGCCGTGCTTGCCCATTCGGTGCGCGAGGTAGTCATCCTCCAGGCTCATTAGAAACCTGTGATCCTGTTCAGCCTTGCAATCTCTTCTCTTATGGTCTGCCGCAGTTTTATGGGTAACAGGCGGGTGAAGTAGGTCGGCACATGGTTGTTAAACACCTCCCTAGCAGGGAATGTTTTTCTCTGAAAACGAGAGCCTCTCGCCCAGCTTACTTTCAGCCTTATCTTTCCTCGAGGTTTTCCTGCCCTTGTATACCCAGTTCGTCCAACTCGACGCCACAAGCCTCTGTATTTTTCTCCGCTTCTCCCCTTTGGGATGCCGCCGAAGAATCTTTCCTTATCGATATTTTTTCTCGTGTACCCTTTTGGAATATTGCCTTGCTTCGTAACCCGAACATCAACAGGCTCTGAAAGCTTTTTCTTTTTAGCTCTGTCTTCGCCGCCGTCTACGATAAGATTCATGTACGGCCGGTCATCGTTGTAATAAACAATACCGCGCAGATTGCGCTTGCTAGCTGATTTATATCGAACGCCACTTTTAGTGAACCTGACCGGCCCTCCGTCCATGTGTTTTTCCATGGCTTTCTGTTGCTCAAGCCTTTGCTTTTTCACCGTCTCAGTGATCGTTCTGGCGATGACAAAAGGAATCTGTTTTCGCCACACAGGATCAGCAAAAGACGTGATAGCAGCTTGATTGACTTTGAACCGCATATGCATATCAGTGCCTCACAAAGGGCAAAACGTTGCCTTCATGTTTTTGCAAAACCAAGTTCCCGCTGTTAAGTAGCTGGCTAAGTGAATGCACGGTTTCTTTGCACCAACCTATAGTCGCTGAAATAACAAAGTTGAAACAGTGCTGGTTAAATTGTTTCGCTACTAACATTTCTAAACTGTGGCCGTCCCACAAGCTGTCGTAAATCTCTTCATGAAACGTTGGGTAGATTGCGGCAATCCAAAGCGGATCAAGCCGATCCATGTATTCCACGATATCGAGTTCTGCATTAAGCGCTATTTCCCTGACTGTGATATCGGGGAGGACAAACCCAGGCACCTCAAGATGCAAAGATTTGTATTCAATTGTCATGTCTTCGAGCTTCATTGCGCCCCCTTTATGATATCCATGGAATAGCCATGGGATAGATTAGTGCCGTGGTCGGCTCAATTTGCAGCTACATGCATAGCCCCCTGCTTGCATTGAGTCTGTCGATGCCACGGCTCACCGTAGGAGTGTCGGGGCTAATCCCTATTTTACCATCCTGATTATTTTTGCTCTCTTATTCTTTTTGAGCGCGGCAGGACAGCGAACAATTTCTAGAGGCGGTTCTTGCGCGGCCCAAAGCGTGGTGACTGACAAGTCTTGCTGGATTACCATGTCTTCACCGAACCTCTCAGCCATTTGAGTAGCCGCCTCTAACGCAATCTTCACGTCTTCTGGATCGTGAAGTAGCGGGTAGTTTGTGATCTTCATATAACTAGGGAATACGCGATAGTTAAGAAGAACACAAAGCCAAGCGCCAAGAATGCCTCATTAATCTCCACGCACGAGCTCCCTATATTTTCGGAAGCCATCCTTGTCGCGCAGGGCTTCATCAATGAATTTTAAATACTGGCGCTCTAACAATGTCTGCCTGGCGGTTTCCGTCCTGAGATATACAAGCTCCATCGCCATAGCCAGCTGCTGTTTAGGTGATAACGATTGCCAGTGATACTTTTGAGTGACGAACTGATCGAGTAATCGATCATCGATTGGTTCAAGGTCTACCGTTTCCATATATCCTCCGTAGTAACAGCCCCCAGGTTCAAACTACCACAACTAAACGAATCCGCTTATTCGATGTTGTTATAACTAGTTGTAGCTTATGATCTCGTAATCTAAGTCAGATTCAGCTTTTTTTAGTTCAGATCGGTAGTGGTCACTGATTTCTTTTCGTAATTGCTTTGTTGTTTTTAGTGTCGCGTTGGCTTTCTCTCTCAGGATATCCATATGCCCCTGACCCCACATAGACGTGAGCCAATCAGTGAACGCCACCGGGTTTGCTGTAAACCATTGATGGTGGTATCGGCATAAGGTAGTAGCATTATCCATAGACCATCGAGTCGATTTCCTGGCTCTGCCATACACATGAGCGCAATCGGTCCCTTCCTTAAAGCAATACTGGCATCTGTGTTGGTCCCTGTGACGCACACACTTACTGAACCAGATATCACATGCCTCTCTCTTAACCGCCATCTTCTTCCCCTCCCTTGAGCAATTTGATCAGGACAGAGTCAGGCTCAAAAGATATCTCATCATCAGCATCTAGGGCTTCCTCCCACAACTCAGCGAAGGCGTCCAAGTGCATAGCGATAGTGATTCCTTCAGGGAAGCTATCAGTGTAAACATCGGTGTGTTTCTGGTTCGCCAAGTTAGTGTGCGCGCCTGCGATAGTCGTTGTTAGAAACAACGCTGCCCCGGTTGGCAGGGGAACTTCAATAATATTCATCATTGCCTTGGCCTCACTGTAATTCTTCCGATCTCACCGTCAGTCTTGTGGTAAGTGATGACCTTAGCACCGCGGCGGGAAACCCATCCACCACGAGCAGCATAGGCATCTCTCGCACTCAGTGTCGGATGCATTTCTGCAATCGCGCCACCGTCCTCCACCACTCTCTCGTGATGATAATGGCCCGTGTGAATGTACGTTGTGGTCGCCGCGCCCCACATTTCCCTAAACCTGGGTTCGCTTGCAAACAGCTTGTGCAGTTGCGCCAGCTTGACCTTATGTCCGTGATGGAAGCCCAGCATCGTCTCGCCATGCAGGATCGCATAGTACGGATAATCGTTATCGATGACAGACAATCGCGGCTCGTTGGAGAACAAGTGCTTGATATGTTTGCGGAGCCAAATGCTTCCTGAGATATCGTGATTGCCTTCGGCTGAGATGACTTGGACTTTATCGAACTTCCTGAGCATCATCTTGACTGCTTCTGTCATAACCGACATCGCCATCTCTACAAGCTTACCGTACCGAGTGTCAGCGTCTAGAATATGACCTGACTGAGGCGTGACATTCAGGATGCCGTCCCAGTGCAGGAAGTCACCCAACTGGCAGAGAACACCTACCCCTGACTTAGGTGATGCCTTAATCATGTCATTAATTGAGTTGAGGAATACGTCCCGGGCGATTTTCATATCCCAATCATCCCCGGTCTCAGCCTCGTAGGCGTACATTCCGAGGTGAAAGTCTGTGATCGTCAGCAGTGTGAGTAGGTCTTTGTCTGTTGCTTTTGGAGCGGCGATTGGCTTGAAAGGCGGCAAACCTTCTTGCGCTGCCTCCAAGCGCTCCACCAAGATTTCAAACTGGCGCTTCTCATCAGTCTGAGACTTTACCCATTGGCGCACCGGCCTGCCGTCTTCATCGTAGAACGTCGAGACGCCTTTGATCTTGTGACCATCAGGCACTGGGTGATGCCAATCGTTATCCGGGCTGTAACCCCTAACCTTTGCCTTCATCCTGACAGCAGCAAGGTGATCTTTAACTGCGTTGCGGCTTACTCCCATTCTCTCTGCCGCCTGATACTGCGACAGTCCATCTATTAAACAAAGCTTCACAGAGTTGTATTGTTTTTCTGTTGTACAAAACTCTAGTAGCGGATGTTCCATGCTATCCCCCTTTGATTTGCATGTACTCCGAATCTGCTGGGCATGTCAGCGTCACACCACAATCTAACGCCCATGCCATAACCTGATCCATGAACTCGCACATTTCACCAGGTGATAGGTTACTCGTGTGTCGAACCTGCCCTTCGATCACCGTGTTGTTGCAATAAATGTCCTCTGTACCAAGGAATCTGTTTTTTAGCATTAGCGCCATACGCTCTTTATCCGTGTCAGCACCGCCTGCGCGGAAGTGCCGAGCCATCTCATCGCACCACATCCACCATAGCCGCTTTTGCGACATTGACGCTTTGCCAGAATATCTGGACACCTTCCATTGTACAGGGTGTTCCCAATTCCATTCACGTTCTAAATATTGCGCGAAATATTCGATCCGCTCTCTCAACTGGTCCTTACTTTTGACTAGCCAAAACTCACTCACTGAGACAATTCTCGCTCTATCAGCAGATCAATATAGTGCCTGGCTTTACGCAAATCCTCGATGCCGCCCTTATCCCGCCAGCGCGACACATATTTAATCACTGCATGTTCGCAGATGCCCAAGTCATTTTCTAACGCATATTCCAGCGGCTGTATCTTGAATTGCTTGTAGTGATCGCCACCCACTTGATGATCCCAACTGCTCATATCTCCTCCACGATTACGGTTCTCCCGTTGGGCTTCTTCTTGAACGTCTGCCCGTTGTCTTCCCACAACTTAAAAGTGCCTTCAAACGGCGCATGGCGTTGCTTCGCCAACACTAGCTTGAATCCTGGCTCTTCTAGCAACTTAGTTTCTTTATCGTTTAGCGGCATCCCCATCTCTGCCGCCTCCGCTAATCTCGCTCGCTTCTTGTTGTGCCAACAGATAAACAGCATGTGCGCCTGATCGACAATCGTGCCGCCGCCACGCACGTCGAAGCGCGTTGGCAGATATTCGTCACCGCCTGACTGCGGCTTTCTAACGTGATGCACAACAGCAATATGGATGTCCTTGGCTTCTGCCATCCCTATCAACTGATTGCAGAACAGACGCTCTCTCTCAATATCATCGGTCACGCCACAGAACTGCAAGTTATCGAGGACTATAAACTTGCACCCCCGGTCAGCCATCGCGGCAATCGCCCCCAGCGCCTCCAGTGGCTGGACGCCGCCAAGCGCACGATACCAGCAGACCCGGTCATGGACCCAATCGTAGAACCGCCTGGCGTACTCGTGGGATATGCGATCCGACCCGGCCGCTTGCTTACACATCATGAACGCCTGATCCTCAAGCTTCATTTCAAAGCTCGCGATGCCCACCGTTGACTGTCGCGCAATGTGCAGCGCTACCTGAGATATGCATGTGCTTTTCTTGTGGCCGTTGATACCGCACCACAAGCTGACAGCACCTGTGTGCATTCTGACCAGATGATGCGTGTCGGCCCAGGGGAGGGTAAAACCCGTGAGATTTCCACCACCCTCAATCCTGGCTAAGAACTTGTCCTCAAATGCGTTGATGCCCACCACATCGGCGGCTTCGCTCTTCGCAAATATCTCCTGCAAATCTTTGTCGGTAAAATCGAAACGTCTTTCCTGAATCAAACTTCCCACTCCCGTATTTCATCTTTTTGTTTTGGAAAGACAGATCGCCACCCACATTCAATGGCCTTATCAACCGCTTCCCGTTGTGCCTCTGGGTCACATCCCTTCAGCTTGTTGGCGACTAACGTCAGCGCCCTCTCCGTTGTCGGAGCCTTAAACTTTCTTCTGTACTTGACCCATTCACTCCATGCCTGCGGGTCCACCCCTTCCGGGGTTTTACGACTATGTTTTTTCTTTTGGTGGTTAATTGATGGTTCTTTGGTGGTTAGAGTATCGAATTCCGTACTAGTACTAGTCTTCAATTCCGTACTACTACTAGTATCGAATTCCGTACTACTAGAGTCAGTATTGAATTGCGTACTAGTAAGGTTCAACGTGTAAACAGTAGACTTGTTGTGTCTCTGTTGCCGGGAAACTAAACCGTTCTCCTCAAAGTAATTCAGCGCCCGGGCAACGGCATTACGGGTCGCCCCGCTACGCACACAGATGTCCTCATACGATGGAAAGCATTGGGCGTTGACATCTGCCCTATCAGCCAACGCAACGAGGATCGCTTTTTGAGTGCTACTGACCCCGCGGACCTTGTTCAAGGCCCAGTTGATAGCTTCGATGCTCAATGCTGCTTTGTGGCCTGCGCCACTACCTCAGACACAAAACCATTGCCCCCTGAGACCCTCCGGAGAGCCTCTCTGAAGCGTTCTTTGTCACCCCTAGAGGGCACCCTTCCTATGGCCCTATCGTGCTCCCAGAGCTCAATGACGAACTCGTCAGCGGTTGACTGAGGTATTCTGCGCCTGGATTCTTGGCTGTAGTGATTTTCAGGGAATAAATCGCCGTATTCTAGGTTCACGGCGTCTAAAACATCCGTTGCACCACAGCCAGCTTTGCAATGTATTAGCACTACCCCATCGGCTTTTTCTGTGATGTGCAGACTCGGTGATCGATCCGCATGCGCCGGGCAAACTGCAACCCATCGACCATCCCCCAACTCTTTGTATTTTTCTACTTTGCTGAGTAGCTTTTCAGCAGTCATTGACGCCCCCTCTGCGTGGTATAATGAATAACCCTCCACCCCCGTGGATTTGCCCCCATTAGGGGGCTTTTTTAATCAGGGGGATGTGGCATCCAGCGATCATTGAAGAAATCGCAGAGATGCACGTCCAGAGCATTGCAGACCGCTTGCAGCGTATGCGCCTTCAAATTAGCTTGAGAACGCCATCTGACCAGTTGCTGTGGAGTGCATCCTATTCTGCTTGCCATATCTACGCTCGATATATCCAGTGCTTCTTGCAATGCGCGCAGACGTTTACCGCAGTCAAAGTATTCCATTAGAACGGAATATCGTCTTCGCGGAATCCGTTGTTACCGCCATTGCCATTCTTAGAATCCAGCATCTGCATTTCTGACGCGATGATCTCAGTTGTGTAGCGATCCTGGCCGCTCTTGTCCTGCCACTTGCGTGTACGCAGGGAGCCTTCGCAATAAACCTTTGAGCCTTTTTTTAAATACTCACTTGCAATATCTGCAAGCTTCCCGAAGAAGACAATGCGGTGCCACTCTGTTCGCTCTTGCATGTCACCGCTCTTCTTGTCCTTCCACGATTCGCTAGTTGCCACACTGATATTTGTGACCGAACCCCCGCTTGGCATCTGCTTTGACTCCGGGTCATTGCCCAAGTTGCCGACGATTATTACTTTATTTACACCCTTACTCATTGCTTAGTGTCTCCATGTACAATTTTCTAAACGTCTCTTTATCTGATTCCTCAAAACGCTGCATTACCAGCCAGCGCTCATACGGCTCAAATTCTGTCATTGCTTCTTTGACGGAATCGAGCATTGGCTCGCCCTCTTCCGGGAAAAGCATTTCCATTAGCTCTTGCGCCCATGCATCGGCCCACTTGTGCAGTTCCGTTTGGCCTTCCTGTATTGTTTTGGCCCATTCAGTTTTCTTCTTGAACGGCAGAGCAGACGCTGTGATCTCGCTCTTAGTCTCTTCGTCGGCCTGCATGAACATCAGAGCAAAGGCATGAGGGTCTTTCTCTAGGTCGGCTTTGTAATCTTCGTAACCCAACTTAACGCTGGGAACGTCTTCGCCTTGATAGATGTAGAGGCCCAAACCGAACATCGCAAGACACTTAACCAAGCAACGCATCCTAGCATCACTGATCTGTCGAGCGTCAGGATTTTTGATCGCCTTCTGCAAATGATCTTTTACGGGCAGCCACATCATGCGCTTTGTAAGGTCGATGGTGACCGTGACGCGAACTTCTACCGTGCCATCCGGGTAGAAAATATCATCGTGGATTTCGTAATCGACTACATGGCTTTGTTCCGAAATGATTTGCCAGGCGTCAGTCCAAGACAGATAGGTAAAGTTGCCCTTTTTGTCCTTCTTGTCATTCAGGTCATACTCAAACAGCGTTTTAAAGCGCTTCTGCGCGACGCTCGCTTTGTGACCTAGCGGAATATTCCCTTCAGTGTTCTCCATGTCGCTCACTCTCCATTATTGCTTCGACAACTTCATCTGCGTTCAAAACCCGCCGGCCCTGGTAGGTGCATTGCTTAATATCCAGAGTGCCGACTGTAGTCAGACCACGCTCACCCCAAAACTCATAGGATTCGGTGTCTTCTTCATATGTATACTTTGTGTACACATCGTCCGCTTCGACTGCAATCCAGACAGTGTCTTCGTCTGCGTCAAGGATCGGACAGCCGCGGTATTGAGTTAGAGCCTCATCAATACGGCCCTTCAATTGAATGGTAACTAGCATAATCATCTCCCCGTGAATGAAACGGCAATTGCGTCGTACGGGTTGCCGTCAACCGCATTGGAACTCAGCTACTTCGTATCACAGAGAGGATCACACGAAGATTAACCCCCGACCAAAAGGGCGCTGACCCGACAAGGAGAGTGTAAACGGAAATGATTATTTTCGGTTAGATCGTTTTGTTATAAAAAGCTAGTACGACCAAAGTGCGGGAGTTGGGCGGTCATAGTCCCAATCGAGGTGAATGAATCGCGCATCGCCCTTCTGGTTGATACCAATACGAGGGCAGCCATGGGCTATAGCGATTTCTAGCAGACGATAGGCATCTCCCCGGGAGACACCAATATCGACAGCTTTGCCAGTGCAGTGAGCTCCAGGCTGTTGCTTCTTTGCCTCTATGGGATGGTCAACGCAACGGTAGCCACTGGTCACCGGCATCGGACCAAACTCTCTGCGGATCGCATTGAGGATGTGGAGGGTTTGCTCATCGAACTTGTACTTACCGCAATGCTGGCAAGACAGTTCTTCTACAGAGAAGTAACTCATTTCTCGCGCTGAACGCCTTTAGACTTTTCAAAGCTCCTCATCCCAGACAAGCCAAGCATGCCAATCAGCACTGGCATAAATGTTTCCAAGTCGATGAGGGGAACCTGTATTTCATTTCCAGATAGAGCAAGACCAAAATTAGCAAAAGGAATGATGATGTAATTGCCTGCAATTCCTGCGACAAAACACCAACCAAGCGCTGGACGCCAACCCGAAACGAATATGCTTTTGTGTGCAGCTTCTGTCTGATTAACAGCCAACTGTGCCTTATTAATCTCATGGGCATGTCGCTCCGACATCGTCGCGATTTCATGTGCCAGGCGATTACGCTCATCTGCATCTGGTATAAATTTATCGAGAAGGCTGGATACTGGACCAACTAACAGATCGATCATTTGTCTGCCTTGCCGTCTAGCTTTTCTTCAATGGCGTCCAACTTATCGAAAAGCCTCTGCATATCCTGCTTCCACTCTTCTCGCTTGAGATACTCGCCGGCTACAGAAACCTCTAGCTTTCCTACTTGCTGATCGAGACTTCTCAGGGAATCCCACATGCTTTTCAGTATAAATGCATACCCGCCAGCAGCTATGCTGATAACGAGATTGATCATCCCCTGGTCCACTATCATCTCCATAACTCATGCCAGATTTGCTTCACAGACTTCTTGGCCTTCTTGTATCGAATCCTGGCATCTACTTGAATGGTATAGAGAAGACCATCAACGCGGGTAACAGCAGTGCGGAGATCACTGCGAACACCAGCAAATACTCTAGCCACTTCCAATCTGAAGGTGTCACGATCCATCCCAAGGCTCACCATCGTTGCACCTGTCCTGCCACTCCATTTCCTCAAAGGAAGGGATGCCAGTAGGCTCATAGTAGTCGCACATATTATACTCGCCATCGCCATTTACGTCACAGGCTAGGTTCCAGTTAACCTGAGTAAACGTTAGCCCTTCTGACCACGGCTCATAGCTCTCACACCATTCGTGACTGCCTACAGCGCCCACAGGCTCAACAGCCGAAACATAGTCCCGCTTGTCGCTAGGCAAAACCTTGTTTAATTTAATGTCGCCTTTGCTGTACTGCTTCATTTGATACAGCTTGCGATAATTACTGACGTAAACGTGTTCGCTGTCCTTGACGGTGTACTGCGAGCCATCGTCGTACAGAATAACTGTCTCCGCAGTTGCGCCTAACGCAACCAATCCAATCAAACTTGCTATGACGTTTCTCATGAAGCCCCCTGAATAAACGCTACTGTTCCGAAAATGACTGCGCCTGCAACGAGCAGGCCAATGATTCCAAACGTGCTGTCCAGCATAATGCGCCTTCTACGTCTTTGCCGATAGATCGCCTTGTCGCGTTTAGCCTTAATAGACCGCCGCATCATTATCATCTCTTGATACGTTTCAACGCCATAAGCCCAGACAATCAACTCCCTGATCTGCTTTTCTTGCTCCTCTAGCTTTTTCCTGGCTATGACACTATTTAGCGCCTGCTGCTCTACCGTCTGCCCGTCAAATAGCTTTTTAAATATTGGCGGGTTTTCTGACTCTTTCTCTGCCTCTTTTATGTCAGCGGCGAAGGCATACCACGCGCCCAGCTTTTGAGCGACAGCCTCAATTTCTGCCCCTTTGTTCACCATTATTTGGATGCCCTTGAACGTAGTCGAGGCCATCGCAACGAGGGACAGAGGGTCCATCAGTCATCGCTTTCTGACGGTTCTACCTGAGACTCCGCTTGCTCTTTGATCTTAACGATCAACGGCCATGCGCCCGTCTTGGTAGGCAGATCGCCAAGCACTTGCAGGATTGCGTTTACTTCTTCAGTCGATAGCTCTAGGTTAATCACTCGCCATCTCCCTCTGACTGTGCCGCTTCTAGTGCCGCGATGACTTCAGCCGTATGAACCGCCGCGCAGATAGCCTGCACCTCTGCGGTTTCGCCGCTGTAGTCCTCTCCCGCTTGAATAACGTGCCGCTGAAATGATCGGGTAAGCTCCTCGCCATCGCGCTCAATCACCGTAGCAGTGCGAACCTGTACAGATTTGTACGGGCCAACCACTTCCACCTTATCCACTTCCTGCCTTTCTGTTAGTGCCATTTTCGTTTCCTCTTTCAGTCCGTCCCAATCGTCCGATCAGGATATTGATTAAACGTGATAGGTCAATGAAAGCGTGACGATATCATCTGTTCCGCTACCAATGTCCGACACCTTTACCGTAGCATCGCCAACGCCGTAACCATTCGCAACAAAATACCCTCTGCTGGCGTTTTGAGTAACTTGCGGCATCATGGTTTGATAGCTGGTGTTGCCTGCGTAAGTCCATCCGTGGTGATTCACTTGCCCAACATGGCGACCATTAGAACCAGATGCAAACGGAAGATTAAAATACGCAACATTCGATGAAGTCATTTCTGATCTGCCGATGTTGTTGAACGCATAAATATTAACCGTCACGACTCGTCCTATTTTGGTGTAATAACCTGTTACAGAGTTTGTGCTTTGGTTGCCCCCAGTTGAAGCATCATAAAGCCGCACCGTATAAGTGCCTTCTTCATAATCGTCTAGCGCGTTATTTGTGGAAGTATCCCCGTTAAACGTAAGGCCGCCTGATGACAGTATACGCATACGCTCTGTTGGGGCCGTGTCTGCTTGAGCGCCTTTAGTTGCAAAAACTAAGTCACCAACTGAACCCGTTGCGGTGTTTGTCGTTATGTGACCGCTAATTGCACACCAACGCTCAGTGTTACCCGTTCCACTAGCCCAAGTAATTTCGCCACCATTACCAACGGTTGAAGAAGCAGACCTAAACTGTAAACCTCCTTTTTGGCCTAATGTTGTAGTAGTAGTATTAGCTAACTGAACTTCAAGCTCTTTTTCTATAT